ACTGAGATCAATAGGTTTATTATTCCGATTAGCCAACAGCTCACATGAGCTTGCAACTCCATTAGCAACACAGCTACCAATTGAGCCTTGATGTTCTACTTCGAAGACGTCTGCCCTCAAATCTACTGAACTAGGTAAATCCTCTAACGCGAATGGAGAGCGATAAGGTATATCCCTCAGGTCGGGAGGAGAAGGTTGTGTGTTTGATATTACATAGTTGCTCATAGTCCGAGTATCCTTGCTACGCTGTTCTTATCTGATGCAAGACCCTTTCCAGACCGAAGATGATCTTCGACTTGTTCGAAGTAGAAAGCGGCATCTTGCTCCCCTTTATCCTCTAGCATTTCTTTTGCATACTTGAAGAAGTTTACTGTGTTCATGCTGTCACCAGCTTGCATTGAAGCTGCTTTATATTTACCTGGTCTTTGATTACTCACCTAACGCCTCCACAACGTGTTTACATTTACCTCTGAACGAGAATCCTGTACAGGTACAAGAGCGCTTGTCCGGGTTGATATGATATACTTGACCTTTGGATCCTTGTACTTCTATAAGTGCTGAATCTACCTTAACGTCAAACGGATTAACGTCCAGCTGCTTGAACTTACGATAGGCTTTGCTGAACCTCATTGGTTTGGTAAAGTAGTGAGGTTCCCCACTGCCATTTATATAAGCATGAACCATATCCCCATCTAAGAGATAGATGAAGTTTGGTTGAAAGTCCAAATCCCACTCTGTTATCTCTTGAAGTGCTATCATTTTTCCCCTACTAGGCCATCATATATGCCATTGTTGTTGATGAACTGCCAACCGACTTGCTTGTCAACCAGGAAGCGTAATAGTCGACCATCCTGATCCAGAGTAATGACATCCTCGGATTCATTGGAGAAAGTAGATATATCACAACGTACCAACGCCTTCTTCATAGCTTCGTCATCGACTGTCTCGTCAAAACTATAAACAACGCTCTTCACCGGCTGCACACTTCTTACTATAACATTAATCATGCGGATACGACTCCTCTTCGTTAATCTCATCAAACATATGTTCGTAACGCTCACCCCACTTGTCTACGAACTCCTCGTAACTGAGATTGTGTAATGCATCCTCAGTCATTTCGATATGCTCATCACTCATTCTTCCCATTACACTTTCCCCTTGTAGCCAAGTTCTCTCATTGCAGAAACAGGATTCGTTTCTTCGGCGAGTTTCAAATATGTCTCTACACCAACATTCTTTGTCAAGAAATTTACCCAAGCCTTCCAAGGCTTGTAAGGACCATACTTGAATCGAGCAACGAATGCAGGCTTCTGCTTACCAACCCACGATGGGTGACAGTTAGGACGAACTTCATCCATTGTCTTAGAGCCCTTGTAAGGACCCTCGTACATCAGATACATGCCGTCGAAAGCGAAGTCTTCTTTGATAAATGATGTCATGCATATCTCCAGTTATTCGTTCAGTATGGTTATTATAGCAATACTGAACCAGAAGGTCAACGCAGAGAATCAAGGGGTTACAGAAAAATCGTAAGCCCTTGATTAGGTAGGAAATTAATATTTAGATAAATCAGCTAGTTAGAATAATTCGCTGTAATCTTTCTTGTTGGATGCAGATCGTCCACGGTCAAACACGGGAATGTTGTCGTCATGTTGAGGTTCCTGCATTATACCGTCTTGTGCAGATTGCTCGACATCATATAGTCTCATTCGTGATCTATCAATACCAACCACAAATCTCTTATTCATCGTCGGATCATTATACCTATTCTTCAGCTGCTTGACCATTACTTGGTTCAATGCTTGCAACTCGTCGGTACTTATGATTGCCAGCATGAAGTCAGCTGTTGCAGGTAGACCAAATGATTCTGATGTGTCAGTAAGCTCTACATCGCTATTAGAGAAACCAGATCGTGTCGTCTGCGTTGCACTAAAGATAGGAACATCCTTCTCTACGGCCAGGCCTCTAAGCTCTTCGGCAATACTCTTAATTAGACTATATGTATTGATAGAGTTACCTAGTCCTTTCATCCTAGATGAAGCACATATGTTCAAATAGTCAATGTAAATGATGTCAGGGGCGAATGATTTCTTTATCTTGAGCTCGTTGATAAGATGACGGAAGTGTCCCGCATGCGCTCCAGCTGTCGGGTATTCCTTAACAATAAGTCTACCTGGCGTCTTAGCACGAATGCCTTCTATCTTCTTATTGTATGCCTCGCGAGGTAGATTGATCAGCTCGTCAAGAGGTACGTTCATTAGGTTTGCGTCAATACGTTCCGCAATCTTCTCTTCAGCCATCTCCATCGTAATGTAGAGGACATTCTTAGAGTCCATAAGATTGCTTGCTGCAAAGTGACACATTGCTAACGATTTACCAACACCAGTGCCTGCCAGGATTATGTTCAACGACTTTCGAGGAACCCCTCCCTTAGTAATAGCATTGAGATATTCGAGGTCGAAAGGTACGCGCTCTTCTACTCTATGGTAGAAGTCATATCGCTCTTCGAAGTCATTTAAGAAGTCATGACCTACTGTATTGTCAAAGCTGACAGCAAGTGCGTCTGAGAGTATAGATGGTATACCGTCCTTTGTCTTATCTTTGGTTCTTCCATCTATGATTTGAATACTTTCTAGGATAGCATTGTAGACAGCTTTCTCTTGACAAAAGGCTTCGGTCTTGTTGACTAGCCATTCGTGATCATGTTCACTATCGTACGTCTTCAGGGAAGCAAGGAGCTCCATGCCAGATTTATAATCTGACTCTACTAAAGACTGATCGTTGCCCATTTCTATAGAGATTGTATCTTGGCTTGGTATGCTCCCATATTGATCAACGTAATCGCTTATCTTGTTGAAGACAATACGCTCTGCAGCATTCTGAAAGTACTCCGGCTTGATAAACGGTATTACTTTTCTTGCGTACTGCTCGTCTTTAGTCAGACTGCTTAGTATTGTCAGTTCCATCTACTTCCTTCACCTTGTCGGTATTAACGACTATATCGTATAGAATATTGCCAATCACTTGTTCGAACTCGGCTTTTTCTGCTGCCTCATCCTCATACTTATATGTCGCTGGAGCTTCTTTAAGTTCATATGTAAATGATACTTTTATGTCCTCTTCGGATTCATCATCTATACTAACTTGACCGTACTCATATACAAAGTTCGCAAACTTACCACGGACGACTCGTATAAGAGCATTTTCATCTTTGCTCCTAAAAACAACTTCGTAGTTATTCGATGTCATTTCCATATTATAATACTTCGCCTTCTTCTCCTATGCCCCGATTGCCGTCAGCATTGAGTTGTGTTAGTTCATCTTGTATATCTCTATATGTTTCTGCTTCAGAAATAACTTCTTCCTCAAGCTCTGCACTCATCTCAGCAGCTCCATATGTGAATTCTTTTTGTGCAGCTGCGTCAATTTGATCCAGGATCTCTTTAGTGTAATACTTTTCAGGGTTATTGTTAATAGACTTACCAAATACCTTTGTGCCATCAGGCATCTCGTATCGTGTTGAGACCTTTTTAAAGATACCGTATTTCTCAGCTATTGTCAACAGGCCATAGTAACGATCGAGGCCTTTGTCGTAGGTCAGCAGTACTTCTACTTTTTTATTCTCTTTAGTAAAGCGAGACTTCATCATAGTACACTTAATGATGCTGCCTATAACCTCTGTTCCATCTTTCTCTTTCTTCTTACCTAAGAAGACAATTTGTGAGGCTGTGTACTTCAGACCTGAACCACCTGACATCTCCTTCATTGGAATATATGATCCCACCATTTCATAGACATGGTTAGTAATTAGAAGAGGAACATTGATCTTAGCTAGCTTCAGATTAAGTACACGGAACGTAGCTTTGAGGATTGCAGCCTTTGTCATATCTTTAGTCTCTGCACCCGCAGCAGTATCTTCTACTTCCTTGGTAGTAGATAGCTGACCAAGAGAGTCGAGTACCATCATCATAGGAGGACGCTTACTTTCAGCTGTCTTACTATAGTTGTCGATAATTTGCAAAGCAGTATGTCTAAACTTCTGAATAGTTTCTGGTTCAGAGATGATAACCCGCTTAACGTCAATACCCCTTGACTCCATCATAGTCTTAGTAACAGCAGCCTCAGTATCAAAATAGAAAACTGCAGCATCAGGATGATCGTCAAGAAAGCGCTTAACCACTCCCATCGCGAAGAAGGTCTTACCAGTAGCTGACTCACCAGCAAAGGCAGTGATCTTATTGTTAGGAATGCCCCCGTAAATGCTTCCCGAAAGAGCTGCATTAAGAATATAGGAACCTGTATCAATCGTCCCAGAAAATTCTGAGCTATTAAGGCCATCTGCGGCCATCGACGTATTCTCATCGTTAAGCTCCTTAACCATATTACGAAAAAAATCACTCATCACTTGTCTCCTTTTCTTCTTCCCAAGGGAAGCATATCCAAGATGGATCTGTCAATATTTCACCAGCATAGTCACACTTAAATGCACTTTCTGGTCTCTCCAGCAATGCAACGTACAATGCATTCCCATAGAACTTGTTAAGTTTTGTAAATGTAGTACCAGTATCGTTGATATCATCTACAAAGACAACAGTCTTGCGTAATCTTATTTGCTCTGAGATATGCCTCTTGTACTCTTTGGAGCCTCCGTCTCTGGTTTGCCACAACACAGTATCCATCGGAAGGTCAAGCATGTGAGATAGATGTACCGCTGGTACCAGCCCCCCTCGGGCGATACCAACGATCAGATCTGGTTTCTGTTCTTTGAGTTGTGTTGCGAGGATCTTGCAT